CTAAGTAAATCTGTAGTCTATAAGTCTTACCAGGAGTTACTCCTACATACCATTGGTCAAAGAAGTTATAACCTTCTTGTCTATATCTCCATGACTTTTGATTATTTAAGTTAATGATTTCTACACTTACATAGTCATCATAACCTTCTGATGATTCTGCATGACTAGATATATATAATACATTAACTCCATTAGGAATAGTAACACTTATTTCATCTAGTAATGTATCACTTAGTCCAATAGTCTTGTTATATAGAAATGTTTCAGTAGTTAGCACACTCGCTTCTAATGTTACTCCGATTGTTGTATCACTAGTAATTACTAAACTCATAGGGTTTTCTACAGCCATCTTTTCCTCCATTTATACAGAGGAATATTACATTAATTAAAAGTAACTGATACGGTTTTCCCTCTATTTTGGTACAAATATGTCCATGCAGGGAAACTCCAACTATTATCAAAGTAACACGAATACCAAGTAGCTTGACTAGATTTTTTATTATAAGTACACATATAAGCTACTCCATTTAAGATAACTTCAACCTGTTTAATTGCAGATTGAGTATCACCTGTAAGAGCCAGCCAAATCTCATAGGCTTCTAAGCCACCGTCTGAAAAATAGCGTTGTTCTACACAAAAGCCTTGTATATTATAGCCCTTAAATGTTGTAGGCGAAATACTTCCATTTGTGATTGGATTTCCTTCGCCTGATGTCCCAAATCCGTATTCTTCGATAATATACCAACCATCTTCCTGTTCGACATAACTATTACCAACAGTTAGATTATAGGTTGCAGTATCAGCTTCTAACGCCGCACTAACTGTAATATCCTCTGTGATCGTTAACGACATAGGGTTATCAGTTAGTGCATGTAACTGTAACAAAAGGGGAAGACGGCAAATAGAGAAACTCTTTACCTGCTGCCCCCCCTACAAGATTTTTGTATTTATTTTTCGACACTTTCTTCAAGCTCCTTTCTTCGTTCTTTTTTCAAGTCTTTCAAGTTCTGTTTCTATCTGGTTTTTCACAGATTTTTCAGCACCGTTTTTATACGTGTAGTAGAGAAGGTGTTGATATCAACATTTTTAAACTTTGGTCCCTCATCCATAAGAAAATAGTATTTTCCTAGAACTGCCAGTTCCTTCAGTTCTTTCAGATCTTCCTCTGAGATTTTTGTGGTTTCTGTAGTTTCTGTAGTTTGCGTAGTTGAATCCATAGTTTCTCGTGGTATTGTAGCTTTTCGCATCCAGAAGTCACGTTCTTTTCTTAGTTTATGCAGCTCTTTTTCCAGATATTTATTTACTACATACTTAACGTCTTCACATGTCATACCACCGCAAGCATGGATTATCGCTTCTTTTAATTCTTCAATTGCAGGTGACATAGAGAACATTCCCCTAACTAAATGTAAAGTACTTTCTAGGCTTGATAATAGTAGTTGTAAACGGGAGTTTATCCTTGTACATTTCCAGTTGTTCTTTAATTACCATAGATGTAGTGAAACATCCCATTTTCTCTCCGTCCAGCTCTATTTGCATTTGAGCATAGTCATCAGTGTTATGCTTGCTCGGCTCGATTTTATAGTGGAGTACATTTATTTCTTTATTAAGGATTTTGTTGATAGATATTTTATCGCCAACAAAGTGTACTGTAGATGCAAATTCACTAAATTTATGCATTTTGTAACTTATCGATCCTTTCTTTAAAGTCATTCAACTTTAGTGATTTTTGTAAGTTATATGTGTTCGCCCATTTGAGCCAACCATAAATACTTCCAATTTTAGAGGCTGCACTTAGTTTACTTATCTTATTAGTATCAAGATCACGGTCTAATTTCTTTAGATTACGTTTAATACGCCGAACAGTTGTTTTGCGTATTAATATGTATCCCTGAGGAAAATGTCTATAACCTAGAAAATCGATACCTTGTGAAGTAGGGAGAAGATTACATTTACTTAATTTGAGCTTCAAATTATTGACTACGAAATCTTCAATTTTCTTAGCCATCACTTTAAGTTCATCTTTGTTATTAGAAAACAATAGGAAATCATCACAGTATCGGATATAACACTTGATATGATTATCCTGTTTGATAAAATTATCTAGAGGATGCATGTATAAATTTCCAAACCATTGACTTAAATAGTTACCTATAGGTACATTGGTTGGTGTATCTACGCTATCAATAATTTCATCTAATAACATTAAGGTTTTCTTGCATTTTATTTTTCTGCGTATTAATATTTTTAATTCTGCATGTGGTATCGACGGATAAAACTTGCTGATATCACATTTTAAGCAGAATTTATTTTTACGCACAAACTCCATACATCTAGTACTTCCGCTGTGTTGACCTTTTCCTTTTCTACAGGCATAGGTATCATTTATAAGATAGCTGTCCCATATTGGTTCCAGTACATTCATAATTGCATGGTGTACTATTCGGTCAGGATAAAACGGGAGTATATAGATTTCTCTTTTCTTTGGTTCATAGATAGTTTTGATTCGGTATTTAGCAGTATGATATGTACCATTTATAAGAGAATCTCTTAGTTCAACGAGGAGCTTTTCTTTCTGTTTTTCAACAGCTTGAACCTTGTGCTGCCATGATTTATGGCGTTTAGCTTTAGTATACGCAAGCTCGATGTTTTCTTTTGATGTAATTTTCTCCCAAAGATTACCTTTACGCTTCATAATAAAATTTTGGATAACTGACGTTCGGTTAGGTCCTACTAGCCCGTGATCCACCCCTTTGTGTATTTTACTAGACTAATTATTAGTCCAATAAGGTCGATATACCCAGCCGAGGGTTAGCCGCGCCAGCTAATTTAATATCCCTCGTATCCGACGTGCCGCGTGCCGAGCAATTGTTGTTCCCATAAGCTGAGAAATTGTTGCAATTGGCAGCCTGCGAACTGCAATTCGAGCTATTGTTCCAGTTGGCCCCCAAGAGGACCTGCTGCAAGAGCCCATTACAGGTGATGGTATATCTACCTTCTATAATGAAAATTCATTATATATAAATTTGTGGTCGTCTCCGCTGCTTCGCAGCAGATCCGCCCCTCGTTTTCCCGCTTCGCGGGCGTTTTAAGTTTTCTTCGGCCATCCGGCCCTAGTTTTTTCGTTTAAAGGATGCTCGTTTTCATGATTACAAGTTAACTGCCCGCGGCTCCGACGCGCCGCGCGCCGAGCAAGAGTCGTACCCAAAAGCCGAGAAAAGGCGGCAATCGGCAGCCCGCGAACCGCAATACAAGCCCTCGCTCCAGGAGGCCCCCAAGAGGACCCGCCGCAAGAGCCCAACACAGGATCCTCGATTGGTATCATCATAGGTAGCATTGTAAATAGATTTAGCTTGCCATGAGTAATCATTTAAATAATAGTTATTAGTATTCCAGCTTGAGTTTGGATAGTTTTCATAGGTATCTTCTCCCCATTGCCACAACACTCCAGTACAATCCTCTATCCCGTCGTTACTTAAAATGCGCTGACCGTTATTAGCTACATGACCTCCAGTAGTGTTAGGATCAGCAGCACCTTGGATAGATACTTGTTCAGGAGTGCCTTTCATCACTACCATAAAAGCACTACGGGGTAGTAAATGTTTGGTAACTTTTCCGAAGTATTCAACAAATTCTTCACCATTGAATTTCATTGGAGAGGAACTTCCGTCACAGATAACACCATTGTACTTACTAACTAGCTTTCCCGTAGTTTCATCCCAACTGGGGAGATAGATATCTACCCATTGTCCATATTCCGTAGAATACACCATGCCTTCAGGATCGCTTTTAGGAAGGTGTAATAGATCCCATACACTAGCAGGTAATATATCACCAGCAACATAGCCACTAAGATCATGTCCCTCAATAACACCTACATCTGCACATAGACAATGAAATCCTCCGATTTTTCTACTGGTATGTTCAGTATACCCTGCAGGAGCGGTAGAGTCAAGAGAAAGCACCAGTGTAGGATCGAGATTGTTAATATTACTTGTAGGTTGACAAGCATATATATAAACATCTTTTCCTG